AGCGTATTGCAAGGGTAAGCAAAACAAATGGCAATGAGAAGATTTACATGCGCAACGGATCTACCTATGGAATTGTTACACCTAATGACAAAGGTGCAAGAGGTTTAAGCTTAAATCTAATGGTCATTGATGAGGCACTTACGCATCAATTATCTCTAATAGCAAACTTGCAACCTACACTAGCAACAAAGCGCAATGGACAATTATGGATCATGTCTAACGCAGGTATTCCCGGCCAGTCAGAGTTACTAGAGCATTACAGAGAATTGGGTCACCGAGAGATAGCAGATCCTACAAATAAACTAGCTTGGTTTGAGTGGTCACCCTTGTCAGATGATTTTGACTATATGGATCAAGATGTGTGGTATCAAGCAATCCCATCCTTGCATGAAGAAAAGGGTGTGTTACTTGAAGCTGTCAAAGAGGCATCACAAACAAACAGTCCAGAGATCTTTACAAAAGAGTGGCTTAATGTTTGGCCGGCTAAAGATGCAGTGCAGGTTATTAGTACAGAGCTGTGGGATGGTTTAGCTAGGACTGACATTATCTTGGGCAGTGAGGTAGTTTTTGGGGTTGATATATCTAGGGAGCGTGACAGAGCCACTATTGCAGTATCAGGTCAAGTCCTAGGTTATACACCTGTTGAGCTTATAGAGTCTAAAGAAGGTACATCATGGGTATTACCAAAGCTTGTAGAGCTATGTAAAAAATACAAAACCAAAGTAGTTATAGACACAGGCTCACCGGCAGCTTCTTTAATAGCAGAGCTGCAAAAACAAGAGATAGGGGTTATGGCTATACATTTGCGAGATTATGCAAGAGCATGTGGATCTTTCTATGATGCAGTGCAGGCTAGGACAATTTGTCATATAGATGACCCAAACCTAAGAGCCGCAATCATGGGATCAACAAAAAGACCATTAGGTGATTCATGGGCTTGGAATAGACAAAGTACAACAAACATCACGCCACTTGTAGCGGTAACATTGGCACGCTATGGAGTAGTGACCAAAATAGAAGAAAGACCAGTGGCAAGGAGTAAGATGTACTAATGAAATACTTATCAACAATATTACAAGTTTTAGGATCTTTACTGTTAGTCTTAGGTGTCGCATCTATTAGTTTGATTTCTGGAGTATTATTAGGCGGCGTATTTTTAATTTTATTCGGCATTGCTTTAGAGGTCAGAGGTAAATAATGCTTGGCAAGCTACTCAAGAGGCAGATACAACCCGGCCTAGTTTATACATCATCCGGTTATGTGGACTCACTTGGTAGAGTCGGCAGATTTTTTGAAGGCAATTATGCAGGTACTTATGTAGATGGTCGCACCGCATTAGGCATACCTGCTATTTATCGTGGCATCTCACTTATTGCAGATGCTATAGGTGCATTAGAACTTTGTGCATATCGCAATGGTAGAGAAGTTATGCCAAAGCCAAACATTTTAGCTAGGCCTAATCCAACAGAAACACGCATGGAAACAATAGCGGCAATGGCCGCTGGTCTTTTAATGGATGGCAATTACATTGCAGTGTTAGGTGAACCGGGGGCTAATGGTTATCCTGACAGTCTTTATCCTGTTGCACCTGATAGAGTACAAGTGTCAAGGGACAAAGGTAAGATTGTTTATCGTATTGACGAAAAAACTTATGACAGGTCAGAGATCTTTCATATTAAAAATTTTACTATGCCCGGTGACATTGTAGGTAGAGGAATTTTAGCTGTAGCAAAACAATCACTTGGAAAAGAAATTGCTATCAATGAATATGCTGCAAGATACTTTGATGGCGGAGTAAATCCAACAGCTGTAATTAAATCAGCTAATCCAGATCTTACAAGTGAAGAAGCGGATGCTCTAAAGTCTGCATGGATGTCAATGTACTCATCACGCAATAGATCACCTGTAGTTATGAACGCATCTACAGATTTTGAGGTGTTAAGTAGTAACGCAGCTGAGAGCCAATTGGTAGAGGCGCAAACAGCCGGATTAACAGAGGCCGCTAACATCCTTGGCCTACCGGCTTACTATTTAGGCGCACCAAACAGTAGCCGTACTTATAGCAATGTTGAACAAGAAAACTTACAGTTAATCAAGTTTTCAATCCAACCCATTGCGGAGAGAATAGAGGCTGCCTTTTCAGATTTATTAGTGCGTGGACAAACCGCCAAATTCAAGTATGACACTATGCTCAAGACAGATACAGCTAGTAGATATGCAGCTTACGCAACCGCACTGTCAAGCGGATTTCTAACTGTTGATGAGGTCAGAGATCGGGAAAACCTTGAGTCAATGGATTATGAGGTAGGCGATAATGATGATGAAACAGATACAACCGCAGAGATACAAGAGGTAACTGAAAATGAGCAATGACATAGAAAACAGGCGTTACAGTGTTGAGTTTGAGTTGCGCCTTGCAGATGGTGATGGCCGCACTATTTACGGCATGGCAGTGCCATACAACAAAGAGCAGCGCATAAATGCAACTGTCACTGAGATATTTAGAAAAGGTGTTTTTGCAGATGTTATCCGTGCGCCTCACAGAGTAAAACTTTTGCGTGGTCATGGTGAAAACAATGTGCTAGGCAGAGCTACCTTGTTAAAAGAAACAGAGGATGGCTTGTATGCGGAGTTTAGAATTTCAAAAACTAGAGAAGGTGATGAAGCTTTAGAGTTAGTAAGAGATGGCGCACTAGATCAATTATCTATTGGGTTCATGCCGATTAAAAACCGCAAAAGACCAGATGGTGTGATGGAGCGTATCAAGGCACATTTAGCTGAGGTATCACTTGTAACCTTTGGAGCTTATGGAGATATGGCTGCTGTTGCCGGAGTCCGACAAGGTGCGCCCCAAGTTACACCTAGACTAGATGAAGCTAGAAAGATATTAGATGCCATACAGCGTAGTAAGTAATCATCCAGACTGTGAAGGTTTTGCAGTAGTCAAAGATGAAAACAATGAGCTAATAGGCTGCCACAAAACTCAAGCTCAAGCTGAGGATCAATTAACAGCTGTAAACATTGCAGAGTTTGGCACAAGAGAGTTGCCCGAAAACTATAGACCGGCATCTAGTGAAGATGTGCCAGAGGGTCGCAATTGTGCAAACTGTTATTTTTACAAAGAGGGTTATTGTGAGCTGTGGGAAGCTAATGTACAGGCAGATTATTATTGCAATAGGTGGGCAGTGCAAAATGAAAATAGAGCTGAGAGTTTTACACCTACAGCTGCAATGAGGACAGAGGCACAAAGAGGACTTGATTGGCGTAAAAAGTTTGGCAGAGGCGGTACTGAGATAGGTATTGCTAGAGGTAGAGATATTGCAGGTGGCAAAGACTTGCCTCTGGAAACAGTCAATCGCATGGTATCTTTTTTTGCAAGACATGAAGTAGATAAACAAGCTGAGGGCTTTAGTCCCGGAGAAGATGGCTACCCATCAAACGGCAGAATTGCTTGGGCATTATGGGGCGGTGATGCTGGTAAGTCTTGGGCAGAAAACATAGCAAACCAAGATAGAGATTATGATGAAGATAAAGATGACAAACCTAGATACAACACAGCTGTACAAATATTACAAAACTTAAAAAAACAGATATAATACTTTGAGTAGAACACCTGACCCTGTATTACAGCGAGTCACACCTTCTCACAAATCAAACTAATTTATAGGAGAAAAATGTCAAATACATTTCTAGCCTCTCTGCGTGAGAAGCGTGAAACAAAGACTGCTCTTATTTCATCAACAGTAGAGCGTGCAGCTGAAGAGCTACGGGATCTATCAGAGGTTGAACTTGCCAATGTAGAGGCACTTAACCTTGAAGTAAAAAAGTTAGATGAAAGAATTGAGCAGATGTCCGATATTGAACTGCGCAACCAAAAGGCGGCTGATCTAGCAGCTAAGGTTGATGCAAATGTAGAGCCAAAGAAAGAGTCAAGAGCAGGTGGATTTAGTGTAGTAAGCGAAGAACTTACTTACACTCAACGCTCTGGTAATGACTTTATGACAGATGCACTAAAATCACATTTCAAAACAGATGGTGATGCGCTAGAGCGTATTCAACGCCATCAAAGAGAAATGGCAATTGAGAAGCGTGCAGTTAGCACATCAAGTTTTGCAGGCTTAGTAGTGCCGCAATACCTTGTTGATCTATATGCGCCACTAGCTAGAGCTGGTCGCCCTTTTGCAGATGCAGCTCGCAAACACACATTACCTGCACAGGGTATGTCTGTGGTCTTGTCAAAAATTTCAACAGGCACTACAACCGCTTACCAAACATCACAAAACACAGCGGCGGTATCACAAGACATGTCAGATACAACTTTGACAGTTGATGTTAATACAATCGCTGGACAACAATCAGTATCAAAGCAAGCATTACTGCGTGGATACAACATTGAGTCAATTGTTTTAGGTGATTTAATTAGAGCCTACAACACCAAGCTTGATGATGCGATCCTTAACGGCACCGGTTCAAATGGTCAGCCTCTTGGATTAAAGACAATGACAAGCGGTATCTTAGTAACTTACACAGCTACTACAGGTACAGTTGCAGGTCTATATCCAAAACTTGCAGATGCGATCCAACAGATCCAAAGCAATGTGTATGTAAATCCAAACGCAATCATCATGCACCCACGCCGTCTAGGATTTTTCCTATCCGGCCTTGATGGATCAAACCGCCCATTGGTGGTACCAAACGCTTACAACCCAATCAATGCAATGGGTACTGGCAATGGAACACCTGCGTATGGCGCAAGTGGATATTCAATACTTGGCTTGCCAATTATTGTTGATGCCAATATTGCAACAAACATTGGTACATCTACAAACCAAGACACAATCTTTGTTGTAGATACAAATGAGTGTCACTTGTTTGAGGAAACAAATGCTCCTACTTATGTGACATTTGAAGAGCCAAACGGCAAGGTAGCAATTAACATTGTGCTATTCGGTATGTCAGCCTTCACCGCAGAAAGATACCCAAAAGCAATTGCACAAATAAATGGCACTGGCTTGGCTTCACCTAGCTTTTGACCTATAAGTTTCTAAGCCCCTTACCCTTCCAAGGGGCTTAGATCCTAACTATGGCCAGTATTTAAGAATTGGAGTTTGCTTAATGTCCCAGAGCAATACAGGTTTTGGATACTGGCCATGGCTATAACAAACGGCTACGCAACACTTAATGAGATTAAGGCTTACTTGTCTATCTCAGATACTACAGATGACACTTTATTAGAAAAATTAGTTGAGTCATCATCACGCTCAATTGACAAGATTGCTAATCGCAGATTTTATGCAGATACGGCAGCTACAGTACGCCTTTATAGAGCGTACTCAGATATTTTTGTTTATACAGATGACATTAGCAGTACAGACGGCCTTATTGTAAAAGTGGATGAGGGCGGCAACGGCACTTACACAAAAACACTCACACTAAATACACAGTTTATTCTTGATCCGCTTACAGCTTCCGCTTTAGGCAGACCCTTTACACAATTAACAATGGTGTCTAATACAGAGTCATGGCCTATATTTCCGGGCTTAACACAAAATGGCTTACGCCCCGGCGTACAAGTCACAGCTAAGTTTGGCTGGCCGTCTGTACCTAGTGATGTAAATGTAGCTTGTTTAATTCTTACAGCTGATCTATACAAGCGCAAAGATGCTCCGGGCGGTGTCTTAGGTCTTGGTGACCTAGGTGTAATACGCATGTCCCCAGTAGGCAGAGATGTATCACAAATGATTAGGGCTTATCAAAAGATTGCTATTGCCTAATGGTGCCAAGTACAGTAAGGACAAATCTTAAAACAGCTCTTACGGCTATTACAGGATTGCGTGTAATGGATTATGTTCCTGACTCTACAAATGTGCCTACCAATAATGCTTTTGCAGTTATTGGTCAATTGTCTATGAATTATGATTACACACTCAACAGAGGTTTTGACTCTGCAACTTGCAATATAATTGTTATGGTCGGGCGCATGAGTGAAAAAGATGGGCAATCAAGATTGGATGGGCTACTCAGCTCATCCGGTTCAACCTCAATTAAAGCCGCTATTGAGGCTGATAAAACACTAAGCGGTGCAGTGCAAACTTTAAGAGTTGTGTCTGCATCACCCGGCACAATAACATCCGCTAGTATTGATTACCTAAGTTATCAATATTCAGTGGAATTGATAGGTTAGCGAAAGGAAAAATATGGCCATATTTATGGGTAACAAAGTAGCAGTCATTGTAGGTACATCAACCATATCTTCATTTGTCAGCACTGTAAGCTTAAACCGAGAAGTAGAGGCTGTTACGATAACAGCCATGAACGATACTGTACAGAATATGATCGGTGGCATTGAAGTGTCATCAATCAGTATGGAAATCTTCAATGATTTTGCGGCAGCCTCAGTGAACAGTCTTTTTGAAGATGCAATTGGTACAAAACTGGCAATCAAATTGATTCCAGTTACAGGTACAGTCACCGCTACAAATCCAAGTTACAGCATGTCATGTTTGATCACACAATGGACACCCATTGCAGGATCTACAGACAGCGCAGCTTTGGCAAGTGTAACTTTTCCAGTAACAGCTTTAACAAAAGCAACAAGCTAAAAAGAAAAGGTGGGACATGCACAAGATTGAAATAACAAAGAAAGACGGCAAAAAGATTACTTATGATCTTACGCCATCTGTGAAAGTAGCCTTTGAGGCTGAGTTCAAAACAGGATGGCGTAAGAGATTAGGTGAGCTACAGATGGAAAGCGATTTGTGGTGGCTTGCTTGGCGTATAGAAAAAGACACAGGCAAGACCGAACTAGCTTTTGGTGATGATTACATAAATCAATTTATAGATGTTGATTTGTTGTATGAAGCAAAAAATGGCTAGACCGACATGGTCAAATATGGGAGATTGCCTCTGTGTCGGTTAGAACAGGTATCAGTCCTAAAGATTTACTAGAGGTTGATCCGGCTGTTTATATGGCAATCAAAGCAATATTGGTAGAGCAAGATGCAAAAACAAAAGGGACAGTCAGGCGGAAATAATGCTAGAGGTACAACCAGATAGATCTCTCAAGGCTGTTTATGTAGAAAATCTTGATGAGCTAATGGAAAAATTAAAAAACATTGACCCTGACTTGCAAAAAATATTTAAAAAAGAATTACGCAAACAAATTAAACCTGTAGAAAAACTAGCTAAGAGTTTTATACCAGCTGAGGTTTTTCCGGGTTGGAGAGATACTAAGCCTTACTACCCACC